AGCTCCTATTGGAGTTACAGAGTTACCAATACATCCACCACCGCCACCAGCGTAATAAACAGAAGTACCTGTAATTGTACTTACTAACCCAACACCACCTCCACCTGCCGCTGCTCCACCTGCAGTACCAATAGCCCCAGCTCCACCACCACCACCTGAACCATAATTACCGCTAGGACCTGCAGAAACACCACCTGCATTACCTTGACCTGTTGTACCTGCACCAGCAGCTGCACCTGTAGCTGAAGAACCACCACCACCGCCTGAACCACCAGCAGTTGAAGCTCCAGTACCACCACCACCAACTCCACCTATACCACCACCTATTGCTGTAAGACTAAAAGCAGTTGAATTTACCCCATTTACTCGGACTGCTCCTCCTGCCCCAATAATAAATGAATACGTAGTTCCTATAGATAGCGAAGTAGTACCTGTTAAATATCCGCCAGCTCCACCGCCACCACCAATATACGCACCGCCGCCGCCGCCACCTGCAACTAAAACATAAGATGCTGAATAAGGATTTGGTTGGAATATCTCAGACCAAGAAGTACCATTATAATATTCCATAGAAACTAAAGTAGTATTAAACCCCATCTGTCCTGTTGCTGGGCTTGCAGGTCTTGTGGCTGTTGTCCAAGAAGAATTGGTAATGCCATTTGTTCCGTCTAAAACTATAGCCATGTGTTGTCCTTTATATGATTAGTCATAATCATTCCCAAAGAATATTAATTGAGCCAGCATCAAAGGTGTCTGTGCCATTTACTGTGGTGATACGTACTCGGTCTAGGACACCTGCAAGGGTTTTAGAACCTCCAAAAGAATAAAATACAGCTACATCTGAACGACCATCTATCCCTGTAGCAACCCATAAGTTAGTCGCACTATTTAATTGGCTTATTACTAATTGACCATTACTAACAGAAGATGCTGTATCTGATCTGAGTTGAAATCCAGTTGTACTTAATGCTGTAGAAGTAGTAGTCCCACCAACACCAAAATCAGCTGATAAATACCCTGTAGCTTCAACTCCACCAGATGTTCCTAATCTAAATTGCAAATAACTTGTACCACTTGTACTAACACCACTAAACATCACAGTAACCCTCTTAGCCCAACTAGGAATACCTGTAAAGTCTATTGACGTACCACTTGTAGAGGCTACTGCTGTACCTGATGTAATGACACTAGAACCCATACCATTGATAATAGGTGCTGTTAATGTTTGACCTGTAGCACTTGTAATTAGAGTGCCACTCACACTAGGCAAGGTTAATACTGTGGTGTTTGCTACTGCTGGCGCACTTAATGTGACACTTCCGCTGGTATCGCCAGCTACGACTATGCTACTCATATTAAATCCCTAGTTGTGTAGCTTCTGATTCAGCTTGACGTTCAGCAGCAGACTTAATATCAGCAGCCATTACAATGTCATCTTTTGAACCAACAATAGGTTCACCTGCTGCTAGTTTACGTTGAACTTCTACGTTCACTATTTCATCAATAGCAATACGGCAACGCTCATGAATAGCATTATCAATCCATGCTTGTTGTGAATATGCTACGAAGCCAAGTGCTTTATCTTCTGCATCTGAAAGTGTAATTGTATAAGTTGTCATCATTTATCCTAATAAATAACCATAAAAACATGAATGTCCTGGATACCATTGAACTGATGTAAGTCCAGCCCTTGGTTGCAATCCAACATAATCACCTGCTGCTAAATTCAACATTATTGAGCCATTAAATACATACCCAGCTGTTGTTGAATTTGCTGCAATTGCTGCATCTCCAAACGATACTTGGCTTCCATTTTTCCACCAGCTAACATAATTTCCAGAATTTACAAAATATATTTGAACGTAAAATATATAAGTACCAGCAACAGGTGCAGTATAGTAATAATTGCTTGTACTAAAACCAGTATTTTGATTTGAATTTGAAAATGTTGTGCTAAGTGTATTAAATGTAAAATATGAACCTAAAGCTATCGTTGGAAATCCAACAGTATTGCATGTTGCTAAAAAAGCTGGTTGATAAGGGCTAGTAATTCTTCCACTAGAGTCAATACGCATACGCTCAACACCAGCAGTTGATGAATCTGTAATTGCTGGTCCAGTATTAAATGTTAAATTTCCTGATAAGTTTACAAGCGCCCAATTATTTGCGCCTGTGTAATCAGAAATGCCAATTGCAGGATTGCATGCAGAGCCTGATGTATTAACATAAAAACCTTTACCCCAGTTAGAAGAAGACCATGCACCAGATGATAAAATTTGAAGTCTTGCACTTGGACTACTTGTACCAATCCCCACATTCTGACTAGTATCTATAGTGACCGCAGTAGTTCCGCCAGTTTGAAGGGCAAGTACTCCACTAGCATCACCTGAAGCATCAATGCCACCAACACCCGTTGTTTTTGCGTTTATCGTAGAAGCCATATTATATTACCGCCCTATTTTGTTTACAGTTATCCATATGATGCCTAATCATCGCATTTCCTTTACCTACCTTACTGCAATGTGGGCAAGTTCTTTCTATAGATAAATGCGCTTTATGCTCATCTGAAAACTTTTTACCTAACCAATGTCTAGCTTTAGCTCTGTCTTTAAAGTTAAGTTTAACTTCGTCTGTATGCTTTTTACCAAACATTCCATTATTTTCACCTGCGTTTGCTTGCCCAATTTTCTTTTTAGTTTCTTCTGATGTAACAAAAGTTCTACCTAAATTAGCTGCAATTATTTTTGCTATAGCTTCAGTTGAATGTGTTTTTCCATAAAATGAATTATTTTCACCTCTATTAGCATCACTAATTTTTTGTTTAGTTTCTACTGATGCTTTTTTTCCTATATTAGCATCTCGTAATTTTTGTTTTGTTGATTCAGATACCTCACCTTTATCAGAACCCCCATGCTCAATATTATATCCATTAGGAGCAATAGAGTTAAAAGTTGCTATCCAAAACTTTTCTAAATAATTTAATGTGTTTCTATTTAATATATTTGAACACAATCTTTCATATGTAAATTTATCTTTACCATGTTTATTATAAGCATCTTGTAATGCCAGTCCATGACCAAATTTATTTTTATAAACTATAGTCTGGCCTATATAGTGTTTGTTATTTACAGTATTAGCTACTAAATATATATGTGCATTCATCATAATATTAACCAACGGCTTCCACTAGGGATAGTCACGACTGCCCCACTACCGATTGTCATTGGTCCGGTTGCTGTTGCGTTATAACCCGTAGGAATAGTAAAGCTTGTTGATACTGTTGCATTATTTACCACTAAGCCGTTTGATGCGACTATTTCTGGAGCTGTTAATGCCCCTGTAGTTGGAACAAATGTGTACTTAGTACTTGTAACTTTAACGCCTGTTATAGAGCCTGAAGTAGCACTTGTAAATGTTGGATATAGTGCAGTAGCCGTTGTAGTATCGTCTGTAACTGTAACACTGCCAGCGGGTAACGCTGTAGATTGCCAAGTAGTGCCATTGGATGTTAATACATTACCTGATGATGATGGAGCTACTACTTGTAAGGCTGATGTCCCGTTACCTAGTAAAACATTGTTTGCTGCTAATGTTGTTGACGCTGTACCACCTGCTGCAATGGGTAAAGTTCCTGCGGCTAAAGCTCCTGCACTGGTTGAGTATAATGCATTGTTAGCAGCTGTAAAAGTAGTTAGCCCAGTACCGCCATAAGCTGAAGTAATCGTACCACCATTCCAAGTACCGCCAGAAACTACAGTAGTAGCTAAGTTTAGTGTATTAGTACCCCAATCAACTGCTGAAGGAACCTGACTATATGGAACCCATGTACCTGCAGTGGTGCCATTACTAACTAATACCCATTGATCGACACCACCCGGAGGAATTGTATCTAATGTAGTAGCCGCATTATCTATAACTGTAGCTGTAAGCGATGAGTCATTATCTATAGTAAATATAAACCCGTTTTGAAGGGTTGTTGCATTAGGCAGTGCGACTGTTTGTGTGGCTGTTCCAGTAATCCGTTGATATTGAGCAGAAGCTACAGTTAGTGTTAATGTAGTGGCTGAAGAAACAGTACTTGCAAAAGCAGTTAAAAAGTTATTAGCTGTTATATTTTGATTAGCATCACGGAGTACATTAGAGTTTGCTCCTGTTGATACTGTTACCCCTGTACCACCATATAATGTAGCTATTGTTGAAGCCTGCCAAGTACCTGATGCTATAGTACCTAGGGTACTAACATTACCACTTGCGTCTAACCATACACCTTTTTCTGAAGGATAAGTTACAAAGACATTGACTGTGCCTGAGAATGTAACAGCACTACCCGCATTGCTTGAAGCTAATATAGTTGTTCTAGTTAAAGTACCGCCTGTGGCATACGTGCCAATACCTACTTCCCAGTTTCCAGAAACGTCTGTAGATGAGTAGTAAGTGGTATTTCCGTTGCCAACCACGGCAAAAGATTGAAAGCCAGTAACTGAACCACTTAAAGTAAAACTTACGGTGGTGTTTGCTGTTCCAGTTTGCTGGACTCTGTCATTCAATGCTAGAGCCATTTAAGACCCCTTAGCTTGTTGCAGTAGTCGTGTAGGTCACAGCCACAGTATCGCCGACTGTCGTGATTTTAGGTGTTGCAAACGCACCAGCACTATATAAAGTACCTGCTGTACTAGACTGAGTACTTACTGCACCTGAACCTGTTACTAAGAAACAACCTGCAACTGTACCGCCAGCACCTGTAATAGTGTATGTGATTGAAGCAGCTGCAGAACTTGTAATATTAGCTGGAGATAAACCTGATGATGTCGCTGAAGCAAACACCGCTGTACCACGAACTGCTGAACCACCAACTGTGTAGGCAATAAACTCTGTCCAACCAGCGTGAGATGTCATTGTATCTGCAGCTAAGAAAGTTGGGCTTGAGTTAATAAGACCTAAAAATGGACCTACAACTGTGTAAGATGACCCTTTTAATAGTGTATCGAGTAGTAACTGTTTACCGATTGAGTTCACTAAGTTAGGGAATGATTCTTCCCATTTTAAGTTACCTGTGGCATCACGGCATTCAACGTGATAGTTCCCCATAATACCAACTGTTTCATTATCGGCTGCGTTTGTGTCCCAAATTGCAACAGCGTTATCGCCAAAGCCTTGTTTCTCTATCGTCATATAAAATCCTTATGAAATTCTTAAAACTGCGCTATTCGCAGTATCTGTTGGAAAAGTTATTGTAAAACTATTTACCGATGCTTTATCCGAACCAAAATTAAGTACAGCAACAGCGGCTCCAGTAGTACTATTATATATTAAAGCACCTCTACATGTGAAGTTTGCTGGAGTCCATGTTACATTATTGAACGACCAGTATGCGGTATTGTTTGTTGTATCAGCTATTGGTGCAATAAGAGTTAGTGCTTTCCCTCCTGCTGTATACCCAGTACCAACCACTTCATTTGTAACTGAATAAGCTACAGTCGTATTATCTAAATTAGCATTAGCATTATAGAGTGCAATCTTATAAACATAAGGCGATGGTGGATTAAAGTCTTCTAACCCACATAGTAAGTTATATTTAAAGATAGTGCATTGTGTCTGAATGATTGCCATTATGGGCTAACCTTTATCTTAGCTTGATGGTCACGATAAGTATCACCACGTTCAAGACCTGTACCCAATCTATTAAGTTGTGCAACAGCTTCCATGTACATTTTCTCGTAATAGGCAACCATATCCTGCTCACCCTTCATGAATAATATTGCCTC